CCGGACGACCGGCGGAACCTGTTCCAGCCCATAAGGCTAGAGAGTTGCTGGCTCATATCGCTGAAGGTGGCACACTGGCTAGATGGTGTCGCCAGGCAAATGTTTCGCCGTCTACTGTGCGGTTGTGGGCGAAGAAAGATAGCGAGTTTGCTGATGCGATGAGGGATGCAAGGGCAACGGCAGTGCAACAGATGGAGCAAGACTGCCTTCGAATCGCTGATGAATGCGAGCCATCAGATGTAGCGGTGGCGCGTCTACGCTGTGATGTCAGGCGATGGGCAGTATCCAGGTGGCAAGGATCAATCGACAGCACCCGCGCGAGCCAGGGGGGTTCGCAAGTGCAGGTGGTGGTGGCAACGGGCGTGCCTCGCGCTGGGTTGGATGCTTTGCAATGCAGAGTAGAAACGGACCCCGGGGGTGGGGGGTCGTCGGCGGCTGGCGTCGCGCCGGGGGAGGAGGAACTACATATCCCCCAAACACACACCCCAAATCTCCCCTCACACCCCATTCTAGCCTCACTCAAGACTCCTCCTGAATAGGCCCCCCCTTCCCCCAATTGCTACTTGTTCGCGGGGAAGGGTTACTCGTTACGTATTTATTTTTACCCTCTGACGAGGGTTAGAGTTATGAGTTACAAGTAATGGGTATACAGGAAACGGTTTCGTTGGATTACACGCCTCGTCCTTGGCAGCAGTCCTGTCATGTTAGTAAGACGCGGTTTACTGTTCTTGCTCTTCACCGTCGTGCTGGGAAGACTGAGTTGGCTCTTATGGAGTTGCTTGATTGCGCGATGAACTGTCGGCATGAGTTGGGGGCGTTCTTCTATGTTGCTCCCCAGCTGAAGCAGGCTAAGGCTATTGCTTGGTCTCGTTTGAAGAGTCGGGTTAGTAAGATCGTTAAGGCCGGGGGTGCGGTTATCCAAGAAGGGGAGTTGGCTGTTAGATTCCCTCATAACGGGGCTACTATTAAGATCTATGGTGCTGACAACCCGGACGCTATGCGTGGTGTGCGGTTGGATGGGGTGGTCTTAGACGAAGTTGCCCAGATGAAGCCTGAGGTGTGGCACGAGATCGTGCAGCCTGCACTTGCTGATAGGCTCGGATGGGCACTGTTCATTGGAACCCCGCAGGGGATCAACCTGTTCTCAGAGCTTTACTACCGCGCAGCCAACCTTATGGCTAAAGAGGGGTCTGAGTGGTATGCAGCAAGGTTTACTTGCCAAGACACGGATGCCCTGGCGCACTCTGAAGTCGAGCGTATGCGAGAGGAGATGAGCGAAACCGTCTTTGCCCGCGAGATGTTGTGTGACTTTGCCGCCGCCGGAGACGACCAGCTTATCAGTCTTAGCCTTACAGAGATTGCCGCTAAAAGGATGTTCAAGGCAAGGGATCTCATAGCCGCGCCTAGGGTTCTAGGGGTAGACCCCGCCCGTTTCGGGGACGACAGAAGCGTTATTATCAAGCGTCAGGGACCGCAGGCGTTTCCTCCCATGGTCTACCAAGGCGTAGACAATATGCAGTTAGCAGACCTTGTAGCCCAGGCTATAGGTGACTGGCACCCAGAGGCTACTTTCATTGACAGCGGGGCCGGGGCAGGGGTCATCGACCGTCTTAAGCAGCTTGGATACAACGTAATCGAGGTTCCTTTTGGCGGCAGGGCTAACCGTCACACGTTACACATCAACCGCCGGACAGAGATGTGGTTTGAGATGCGTGACTGGCTGCAAGGGGGCGGGGCTATACCCGACATGTTGGCTCTCAAGCAGGAGTTAGCGACCCCTACTTATAGTTTTGACTCCCGTGGCAGGCGTGTTCTTGAGTCTAAAGACCAAATCAAGAAGAGGCTCCAGAATGCAGGTAGCCCTGACTTGGCGGATGCGTTAGCCCTTACGTTTGCTACACCTATCCAAAAGTCGGATAAAATATACGACAGCGCGTTATCCTCTTCGTCTAAGCGTAATATGAATTGGGACCGCGACCCCTACGAAGACTTTTAACTATGGACATAAAGAGCCTGGAGATCCGATCTATCTCATTTTTAGAGTTATGGACTGACGGTCACGACCTTTTCCAGGCTCACCATGAGGAGTTAGAAGACAATAAGTTCCCGTTCTTACCTGACCAGAACCGGTATTTATCTCTTGACGAGTTAGATATGCTTATCGTGATGGGTGCCTACATCGAGGATTACATGATAGGCTACAGCGTATCTGTCATTTACAGGCACGGTCACTTCGATGAGATACTTGCCACTAATGACAGCCTTTATCTAGACCCTAACTATCGTCGGGGTCCGTTAGGCTGGAAACTTATACTGTCTACTGAAAAGGCTGCTGAAGAGTGCGGAGTTCACCGCATGATTTGGACGGCTAAATGTCATTCAACTCTAGAAACTCTTCTTCAGAAACGAAGAGAGCAGGTTTCTTCCGTGTTCTGCAAGCAATTCTAATGGGATCTACTTCTGAAGGCTCTTCTAACCTGCTTGGTGCTATCGGCAACGGCGGCACTCAGAACACTACAGGTGCCTCTTTCCAGATGGGTAGGGCTGCTAGGGCTAACCGAAATCGAATGGGTCAGCTTTATCAGGACAAGAGAGGTGGGCCTATGGAGATGTTTAAGAGACTCAGCCTAATAGAATCCCTTAATCAACCTACATCTGGCAGTGAAGGGTTAATGATAGATTCGCCATTCGGTCCTGTGTTATCAGATAAGGCAGCACAATCAGGATATAGTGGAAACATGCGAGACTTTCTTAACCAGCAAGGCTTTAAGGCAGATAACGCTAAGTTTGCTAAAGCACGTCGAAAGCGTGAGGCTGCTACTAACGCTAGGATTAACAGCACGCCGTTGCAGTAACAGTTAAAGCTATGAATACAGGAGTTAGATTATGGCAGGTGTAGCAATAGGAGCAATCCTTGGAGGCATGGGTCTGATGCAATCCCGAACCCAAGGAAGGCGTGCTGACAAGAACGCCAAGATTGCTTTCGAACAGCAGGAAAAAGCACAGCGTCAAGCCTCTGCCGCAGCAGGAAGTCAGCGTTTGGCTCAAGCTATGGAGCAACGCAGGCTCCGCAAGAAGAAGCCCAACTATCAGCCTTTGCTGGCAAAAGCTAAGGGTGCATCCCAACAAGGGTTGGCAGGCACTTTCTTGACCCCCCTTGGCAACTCAGACATAGCGTAAGGCACAGTCATGTATCCCAGTTCTTTAGTTTCTATTGGTAACGGCGAGCATCGGTCTCTACTTCAGCACCTTCGTGCGCGTAAGCAGATGCTTTGGACGGAACTGTCGTCTTGGGAAAGTCACTGGGAAGAGCTTAGTAAGTTCGTCTTGCCTCGGACGGGTCGCTTTCTCACGTCAGACCGCAACCGTGGTGCCCGTCGCCACAACAACATCATCGACAGCACTGCTACTAGGGCACTCCAGGTTCTAGAAGCCGGTCTAATGGCAGGTGCTACTAGCCCTGCGCGTCCTTGGATGCGTTTAACGGCTCCTGACCCGGAGATGAACAAGTATGGGCCTGTCAAAGAGTGGCTGCACGAAGTCACGACCCGGATGTTCAGGGTCTTTGCCCAGAGCAATACTTACAGGGCTTTGCCCCGCATCTATTCGGAGTGTGCCCTCTATGGCACTGCGGCATCTATTGTCGTCTCAGACTTCGAAAGCGTCATTCACCACCATGTGCTAACGGCTGGTCAATACGCTATCAGCACAGACAGCAACGAGCGCGTTAACTGTCTATACCGCGAGTTCGACATGACTGTTGGACAGATGGTGCAGGAGTTTGGCTTTGAAAAGGTGTCGATTAGCGTTCAGAACCAGTTCCGCAACGGCAACCTAGAGGACTGGCGGACTGTTTGCCACGCCATTGAGCCTCGTCAAGACCGCAAGATTGAGCGTAAGAACAACAAAGACATGCCGTTCCGCTCTGTTTACTGGGAGCAAGGCAGAGCAGGGTCAGACATCAACACTGTCCTTAGAGAGTCAGGCTTTAATAGGTTCCCTGCTATTGTCCCTCGTTGGTCTGTGGCGGGTCAGGACATCTACGGCAACGGCCCTGGCATGTCATCGCTAGGTGACGTTAAACAACTTCAGCATGAGCAGCGTCGTAAGGGTCAGATCCTAGATCACCTTACTCAGCCGCCTACTCAGGGTCCGCCTCTGATGAAGAACAAGGAAGTCGATACGCTTCCGGGTGGTCACACAGAGGTTGAC